ATTCGAGCAACCAACTTGTTTAATGTGTGGACAGTATACAAAGTTTATTACCCTAACTACAGGATATCATAATTTCTGTTGCAATAAATGTAGATTAATTTATACTGGCATCGGAAATAGGAAGTATAGAGATCCAAAAAGATGGAATGAATATAATTTATTAGTCGAAAGATATACCAATATTACATATAGAAAATTTAAAGATATTATCAATCCAAATAACTATAATCGTTCAATGCTAGATCATAATGTAGATCATATAATCCCAAGATCTTATGGTTACGAGAATAACATTGATCCTAGAATAATATCACATGTCAGCAATCTACAGATGCTTCCGCAAAAAGTCAATAAATCTAAAGGGAAGAAAATTATTGACAAAACTCTAATAGAACTTATAATGATACTCAAAGAAAGCGATATAAAATACTATGATGAATGAAGAAGATTATAAGAAAAAAATTATAGAACTGTCTAGTGATGTCGAGAGATTAAATAATCTACAATTTTCTATAAAAATTTTATTGAATTCAATATATGGGGTATTTGGAAATCAGTTCTCTGCACTATGTGATGTCGATTGTGCTGAATCTATTACACTTACTGGGCAAGCTGTAATAAAAGAGGCTAGTAGCATATTAGATAAATACGCAAAAGAAAAATACGGGATAGAAGAATCGATTACAAAATACGGAGATACTGATTCGGAACATATAACAATAAAACCAATTCTAGATAAATTAAACCAACAGCTATTTGATGAAAATAATACAATAAACCCAATAGTATATAAATTAGTAAATGAAATGAACGCTTACTTAAATGAACAGATAAATAATTGGAGCAAAAAAACGTTAAATTCTATTGATTCGAGATTTATATTTAAACGAGAAGGTATTTGTTCGTCTGGGTTGTATCAATCTAAAAAACACTATATATTACACATTAAAGATAAGGGAGAAAACGATCCCATGCCGTGTGATATAATAAAGCCGGTTGGTGTAGAATTAGTCAAAAGTACCATGTCAGAAACTGTAAAAGATATGATAAAACAGGTAGTTATGACGATGCTTACGTCTACTAATAGGGAAAAGACATTAGACACCTATAGAAAAGTATATGAAGAGTTTAAGAACTTGTCTATCGAGAATATCTCGTTTAGGTCTAAAATTGGAACATTTACCAAATACTCAAAGAAATCTATCGGATTTAATTTGTCAAAGCATACCCCAATTGCAGTATCTGGATCTATCTATTATAATACAATAATCAAAGAGCTTGAACTAACTTCAAAGTACCCACTACTTTCTAGTAATGATCATGTTAGGTGGGTATATTGTTTGTCCAATAACAAATATAATATAAAAATATAGCATTTTTGGACACTATACCAGAAGAATTCGTTGACATAAAACCGGACTATGATATAATGTTTAAGAAGCTACTAGAACCGGCAATCAAACGTCTGTTCATATGTGCGAAGTGGAAAATGTCGAATTTGCAAGCAGAATATACAGTAGATCTGCTTGACTTATTTAAAGAATAGATTAGTATATGAATATAAGGAGAAACAAGATATGGCGAATAAGAACCTAGTTACATTTCTAGACGCTGCACAGCGTACAATCATTGCTGAACTAGCCACCGATACGGCAGAGGCAATTACAGTAAATAACCCAGTGGTGGTTAATATCGTACCCCAGTATGATGAGATAAGTGGAAAGCCCACAGGTCAAATGGCACTTCAGTTGCTTCCTGTGTATTTCCGTGAGTTTCAGGGAGAGAAGAAGAATCCTGCGGTATTTACATATACGAAGAATACAATCACTCAGATATCATTTGAGGGTGGTTTTGATTTCCGTCTATATGGACAGTACGATCATATTTTCAACCCCCAGCCTTCGGCACCTGCCGCTCCCGCTGGTGGAAGTGCTCCCATATTAAAGTTGTTTGATGAGGAAACCAAGTAATGGCTAAGAAGGCAACCAAAGAAGTTGATAGCGAAAAGCAAGACGCTAAGTCTAAACTCAAATCCGTATTTGATGGTTTGGATGAGCTTAATCCTTATGGATCATTACTATCTGAAAGTGCATTGTCGATAGTTGACTCTTGGACAGATACTGGATCGTATGCATTAAATGCGATCTTGTCTGGTTCTTGTTATCGTGGTGTTCAGAATGGACGAGTAATTGTATTCTGTGGACCATCTGGCTGTGGTAAGACGTTGCTTACGATGAAAATCATAGGCAACCATCTAAAGCAAGATCCAGAAAACTTTGCGGTTGCCTTCGATTCAGAACTTGCAGTTGACGCGCAAACCGCAATAAATCTAGGAGCCGATCCTAGTCGTATCAAGCATTATCCAGTAAAGACTGTGAACGAAGCTCGTAATCAGGTTCTGAAATTGTTGAACAATATAACAGAACTTGGATTACAGAAGAAGTGCATGGTGGTTATCGATTCGCTTGGTATGTTGGCTGGTGGAAAGGAGACAGCAGACGCAGAGAAGGATAAGGATGCCGCCGATATGGGTCTACGTGCAAAAGAATTACGAGGATTGCTTCGTATCATTACGTGGCCAGCCGCCATATCCAAGACAACTGTTCTCTGTACGAATCATACATATAAGAGTCCGACTGAAATGTATCCGTCTGCCGTTGATCATCAGTCTGGTGGAGAGGGGCCGATTTATGCGGCATCTCTAATTGTTCAGTTGGGATTCAAGCGAGAAAAGAACGAAGAAGATTACCAAGAGGAAGAAATCATAGCTATTGCCAAGAAAGTTGGTGGTATTACTATGCATGCGTTAACAACTAAGAATAGATTTATTCCTCAAATGTTGACTACTGATCTTTATCTTAACTTCAAAACAGGATTAGATAAATATTCTGGATTGTTTGATATGGCAAAGGCATTTAATATCTTTGAGGGTTCGACTAAGTATTCCGTTGATGGCATAGATTTGGGATTCCGAAAGAACTTTGAAAGAGATCCTGAGGTTTGGGAAAAGACTTTGCTTCCTAAACTTGAAGCTGTTATTAAAAGGGAATTTACTTTCCATTCTGATGCAGATGATATCAAGAAAGAAGTTAAAAATATAAAATGAAAACGTCCAAACCAACAAACAAAAAACTTGAAAAATTCTATAAACTATTAGAAGATTTATCTAACGCATCTTTTGATTGTGGAGATTTTAAACCACTGGGAAATGCAAAAGATTCCGAAATATATAAAGTATTGAGCGATGCTAATAAAGAAATTTTGGATCAATGCAAAAAATGGGCTGAAGAAAATATTAAGTAATATATATGAAGTATCTCAAGGATAAATGTGCATACCTGAGTGGGGGTATGTACCAGCATACAGATAGTGGAATATCTTGGAGAGAAGATATAACAAAAAGGCTGGAAAGATTTGATACGAAGGTTATAGATCCCTGTAAGAAGGTTATAGGAATAACTGAAATAGGGGAAGATAAGAATACCTTTAGATCAATTATATTGAAAGAAAACTGGGCAGAATTGAAAGACACATTCTGGCCCATCGTGAAGCATGATCTAAGAGGAATAGACAAAAGCGATTTTGTTATATTTAATTATGATGCTTCGATACCCACTATCGGAACGATACATGAACTAGTCGTAGCAACCTTCGAGAAAAAGGTTATTTTGTTGAAGTATGATAAAGCTCAATTACACTTATTCAATCCGTGGATAGCCACATTCATAAAAACTAACCACTTTTTTTATGATTGGGATATGATGTTTGAATATTTAGAAAAAGTAAATGATGGGGTATTTGACACCTCACTATGGATAATATAAAGGAAATTATGCCAAGAATAACAATATCAGGAGCACACGGGGTAGGAAAAAGCACACTAGTATCCGCTTTGAAGGAAATTCCAGAAATCGAAAAACGATTTACCTTTAAGGATGGAGTTATCCGAAATATTATGAAGGATAGAATAAAGGCTAATGAGTTTGGTGCAGACAATACCCAACTTTTAGTACTGGCTAAGTTTTTGGAGTATTCGACTATTTCTAATACAATATTGGATAAATGTTCATTAGATGGTTTAGCATATACAGCATATCTATACGAAAATCAGGAAGTACGCAAAACTACCCTACAAGTTGCCGAATCAATATTTGAAAATATAAAATATGATATTTACTTTTACATTGCGCCAGACTTTGATATAATACACACAGGCACACCTCCAGCGAATATGGAATTCCGTAATAGAATTTCTGAATTGTTTGAGGAATATATCCAGTCATATAGATTACCAGTTATTAGATTAACTGGCAAAACAGAAGATCGGGTAAAGCAGGTCGTAGATACGATTGAGGCATATGACAAGTGGTTGAAATCTGAGACGAAAGAGAAAGAAAAATATATGAACTCGGTGAAAGTATAAATGGTGGAAACTATAAAAAAATTAGATTATGATCTATTTGAATATATCATAGCATTTAATTGTACGTTCGATGATCTATATATTACCACAGTAATAGATAATCTTAAATTGGAATACATAAGTAATCTCAATATACGAAGCTATTTGAAAATATTATTTGATTTCTATCAAGCAAATCAGGCACTTCCAGCAGCCACTGAAATACGAGCGTATCTCAGTAATGACGAATTAAAGAATTCTTATAGAGATGTTGTATTAAAGTTCAAGACATTGGATTCTAAATATAATTTCGATGAGCTTATTGTTAATACACAACAGTACATAAAAGAGAAAGCCGTTTATTTAGCAGTAAAATCAACAGTTAATACCTTTTCTGGCGATGGGCCTAAAGATACTGGAGAAATATTTGACCTATTTAACAATGCTTGTAACATAAGCCTGATTGATGATTTGGGTTTTGATTATCTCAATAAAATAGATGAACATATAGCTGACATAAAGGTAATCGATAGATTCATACCTACTGGATACTCGTGGCTAAACAAAATGCTTGGCGGTGGATGGCTAGAGGGTGGACGAGCATTATATCTATTTATGGGAGCAACTAATGTAGGCAAGTCTATTGTGCTCGGAAATATAGCCAAAAAACTACTAGAACAGGATCGTGTAGTTGTTTTAATTAGCTTAGAAATGTCTGAATTAGTATATAGTAAACGTATAAGTACCCAACTATCACGAATACCTTTTGCTAAATTAAAAAACGAGACTGATGCATTGGCTATCTATTTAAAGAAGTTCAAAGAAGAACATCCAAACTCCAGATTAATCGTAAAGGAATTTCCTCCTAGTAGCATAAGCGCAAATAATATAAAAGCCTATATTAAACAATTAGTAAATAAAATGAAGATAAGGCCAGATGCAATTATATTAGATTATCTGACGCTATTAATGGCAAATACACCATCTGGCAGTATGTATACTGATGGAAAGGCGATTGCGGAGCAGGTACGTGCATTAACGTATCCACAGAATTTTGGGTGCCCCATAATATCAGCTTCCCAAATAAATAGATCCGGTTTTGGAGAAGCTAATCCAGATTTAGATAAGACTGGAGAAAGTATAGCAATCCCCCAGACAGCGGATGCCTCATTTTCTTTGTGGCAGACGGAAGCGGAAAAGGAATTAGGGATTCTTAACATGGGAATAAGAAAAAACAGATTTGGAGTTAACTTTGGCAAAACTGCGTTTAAGATTGATTATGACACATTAGCTATCGATGAGATTGAAGATGTATTTGGAAATACCGAAGCGATTAAAGAAACAGATGATATTCTTAGTCGTTTAAATAAAAAATAAAAGTATGATTGATTTTTCTAAATAAAAGAATAAATATATTATATGGCAAGACATAAAAAAATATTCTGCTTCACACACTATGACTTGGATGGAGTAATATCTTATCTGGTTACAAAGTGGGCACATCCAAAACATATAATAGAATATAAGCCTATTGTTGATTCTGGCATTAGAACTGAACTAGCACAGTGGTTATTAAACAACAATTTCGATGATTACGAACGAGTATACTTCCTTGATTTAGACGTATCTGGAGCAGTTGATCTAATTGACAGAGAAAATGTATTCATCGTAGATCATCACAAATCTCATGTCGATAACATGAAATATACCAAATGCGTTGCAGTTGTTAAGGAATATACATCCGCATGTTTATTGGCTTACAAGGCATTTAAGAAGATATATAACTATGAATTTACGGATGCTCAAAAACAGCTAATACTATATGGAAATGATTATGATTCATATGCTAATAAATTTCCTGAGTCTAAGATGTTAAATGCAATATATTATAATACCCAAAAATCATTTGAGTCATTTATAGAGATATATGCGGAAGGATATGTTGATTTTACAAATCAACAGTTGGCTATATATAGAATGTTTGAAAATGAATTATCTGATATTCTAGATAAGTTGACTGTATATCAAGGTGGATATGCTGATGTAGATGGAGAATATCGAGTAGTAGTATCAACTTTCGCAAATAAACACATAAATGATGTTGCAGAATACGTGCTAAACAAGTATAATTGTGATGTTGCAATAGTAGTAAATCTTAAATCAAACCACATTAGCTTTAGAAGACCAAGTGATGGAACAATGAAATTAGATGTTTTTGCTAGAGATATAGCTAGTGGCGGTGGACATGAATACTCCGCTGGTGGTATTATAACAGATACATTTCTAGACTTTACAAAGACACTCAAACCAACATGACAAGAATATACCTAGACGATGCAGATTCTATACAGGATCATGTCCATACAATAACCGAAAGGGAATTAGACATGATTATTTTAAAGATGGGATCGCTATTATCGATACTACAAAACAAGAAAACGAACCAAGCTAAAATGTTAATTTTTCTAGTTAAGAACGAAAATTTCAGGAAGGCATTTCTATATATCGCAGAAGTAAATTGTTTTCAAAGATTAGTGAATTGTTTGATGGAAAAGTATCCAACCCTGTGTGAATCAAAAGTCGTATACGGAGCATTGAAGCGTGATAACAAACGTCGAAAAAAACTTATATAATACGTATCTTAGAATATCACGAACCGTTAAAAATAAACCATTCTCATATCGAAAGGATTTTTCCGATATGGATGATTCTACATTATTGCAGTTAACTAGAATAAGTAATTTATTTTTTAAATATCCTCATATTAGTCCAGATGATTATTTTCTGGCTCCTTATAAGGTATATCCAAATGCCGAACATTTTACATTAGATTATTATGCTGGTATGGGAGCAGTCGAAGCTTTTAGTATCTATATGAAACAAATACAGGAAATGCTACCCGATAGCGATGAACAGTTAACATATATAAAAGCATCACTTCGATTTATTGGATCTTTCTGTATAAAGAATAAAATCAGTATAAAAGAATATCCACAACACAAAACTGGATTAACCTATGATTGGATGAAACATATCAAGAAGCATGAAATATCCGTATATTCTATAATGGAATTTCCAGAGATACATGCTATAATACAATCTGCTGCCGAAGACGAGAAGGAATTATTTCTTGGAGACGTTGGAAAATATTTTCTAGGATATAAGGCTAAATATATCCAGTCTAAACTAGCTAAACAGTTGATGAGAGAAGGACTGGAAAAAATATCCAAAATTGTTGATAATAAGGTAGATATATAGGATATG